TCAATGTCCTCCGGGGCCACAACCTACATGCGGTAAAACGATGCTCCGGCCACGCGGATCTGCGGACATTCGACAGTTACATCCGGGATGAATAAGAGAAGGGAGCGGATGTCCGCTCCCTCTTCTCATATGCTAACCCTGCGAATTAGGGCCGAAAATGATTAACTTTGATTCAATATTTCCGGCATAGAAACACCCGTTTCATCATATTTAATTGTGATATATATGGCATTTTGTAGTGCTTGATTGAGGTTTTTCCCGACCTTGACAATGCGAATGGTTTTGGAAAATGTATCGTATCCTACAATATTGAACGCATCCTGCGATTTCGTCCCCGTTGTACGGTCTCCGTCATTCCATTGTGGCAGTTCATTTGTTGCGGTGTCAGTTGTAATGGATAGTTGTTTGTGTACCGTATTTTTGGAATACGAAATCATATCGCAATGCGTGTGTCCATTTATGTGGCAAATAAACTTACCCCCGGCAGAAATGAATGAATCCACACTTGCAAGAATTTCATCCGGCATCCCGTCACCGATTCCGTTTTCAACCTTGATGGATGTAAAACTGCAATCAATGAAATTTGCTTGTAATGAAGATAACGGATAATGTTGAGCGATAATAACGGACAATTCGGATGTAATAGCATCTTCAAGGACGGAATCCAACCACGATTTTTGCGTGTTATCCCAATACATTGAATCGCATACAATAAGACGGATGGCATTCGCAGAAAAGTCTTTGTAATAATAGCAATATCCATTCGCCGATGCACCGTCCGGTTGAACCACACCCCAAGCAGAAACGAAAGGTGCGATAAACTTTTCATACACATCCATCCTGGGCGCGAGATTTCCTGCTGATGCAGCATCGTGATTGCCGATAGTGTTGAGAAATCCGGCATACTCGCTTGCAGACCAAAAGGCGAAAGTGTCTGCAATAGTATTGTAAACACTATCCCCCAAGCAAACAACACCGTCAATATTTCCACCTACCGAAGATTTGAACCGTGCAAGTCTTGCAAGATTGTGTGCGTTGCCGTGAAGGTCGGTAAACTGCAACAAGACAAGGGGTGCAGGTGTCTCTACAACTCCACTAACTGACCGCCTTGCCCTTTTGAGGTTAGCAATAGCAGGGGCATAGAATCGCCTGTCATTCAAAGAAATAATATCATCGGAAAACCCGGAGACCCCGACAATATCATCGGAATCGGCCATATTGATACCATCGCAAGAAACACCCCAAGAATCAATGCTCGTTTCGGAAAGTGTTTGTGCAGTCCCGTTTACAAGATTTCTCAAACAAATACGGACAAAGGCGGTGTTTGCCGGGGGGGTGAATGTTTTCGACAAAGTATTATTTCCGTAAGACCCCTGCCAATCAAATGGTGTCTTGTTCGCATCAAAATAGAAAATGCGGAATGCTATTGTCCCGGAAACAGTTCCGCCGACATTGAAAGTAATTTGGTTGCCTTTTACTTTGATATAGTTGGAAATGACCGTTATATCGGATGTATTCATTGAATAATCGGTCTGCATTACCAACAATTCCGTGTTCTTTGATGTAAGAGGATACGAAAATACTTTGGTGTTTACCGAGTCGGCAACTTGTTTTACCTCTAAAAACTCGTTATATGTCGGGATAGTCTTTGCCGGAAAATTCACTTTATAAGATTCAACCGAAGCAGGAGTTATGACGGATTCCTCGCTTGTCGAACTATCTATCAATCGTATAGAAAGACGGACATATTTAGACCCGGCGGGTGCAGTATAAGTCTTGGGCATCACATTCCCCGTATATGACCCCCAATAATCAATGGCAACTTTGTTTTCATTGAAGAAAACGATTCTTGCACCGATGTACTTCCCGGCAGGGAGTTCCCCCGACACATTGATTGGGACACTTATGGTTTTAAGTTCCATAAAGTCCGTAGTGACGGTAATGTTTGAATCGTTTACAACTCCCTGCGTATTGATTGCCACATTTGTGGAGTTGTCAGCCCCGACAAATACATTAGTCACTTTGGCCTCTAATTCGCTGAGTTCTTCGGTCGTCGCGTAGTCAGCCGGGGTGATGGTCGGGTCAACTTCGCCCATCGGACGGGCCTGGATGGCGGAGTCCGCAAGATCCAGGGACCCCTGGACGCCGGAGTCAAGGTCGGTCTTCGGGATACCGCCGGACGGCTTCTGATAGGCGGTGTCCGCCTTGCCGAGAGAGGTCTGCGCGGCAGATGCCAGGTCGGTCGCGGGAATGCCCGTAGAGGGTTTCTGATAGGAATCAATATTCGTGCGGGCCTGCGCCTTCTGCGCGTCCGTAAGAGTCTGCGCCACATACTTGACCGCGTTCGGATCACCGGCGACAATGTTGCCCTCGCCGAGCAGGGACTCGCCGTTGACGGTCTTGATGTTCGTACCGGAAACGAGGGTGGCCTGCTTGGTGGTGTTGAGGGTCTTACCCATTTCGGCAGAGAGAGCCGCGTTGGTACCGCCCGTAACGAGGTCGTTGACGACGGGAATCGCACCGTCACCACGGTCGCCCTTCTCGCCCTTCTCGCCCTTGATATTGTGGAAGGAGAGAGAGAGTTGTTTGTTGACGAGGCTGACATCCACGGAAGGGGTGCCGACATTGGAATCAACGGAAGCCGATGCCGATGTGATTCCGGCGGCACTCGCGGCGGCCGCTGCTGCATTTGCATTATTGATAGCGGTCTGCGCGTTGGTATGATCAGTAACGGCACGACTATGGTCTTCCGAGAATGTGGCCTTCCGGGCGTTCTCTGCGGTAACACGAGCCGCCTCTGCCAGGGCACGGCCCGTTTCTGCATCAGTAACGAACTGGTTAGTTTGTACCAGTGTCACATATACATCAATGATGGAGGCGTCAATCGGGACGCACCCGGTGCAAGTATGTTGTACTTTTGCCATGATTTCCTATATATTATTCGTCAACGGCTCCGATGACATAGTATTTTCCTTTGTAAAGAACGACATCGGCGGGTTTCGGAACGACCTCTCCGCTTTCAGTCATTACAGTAAATGAATAGGGGTAGGTGTCCTTGGTCATCACTACCCCGTCCTTCCAGATTTCGATGTCCGGCAGCTGGTCCTCGGAGTCCATCCCCGCAGGGATGGCGCCGAAGAGCTGCTGACAAAGACGGTCCCAGACAGAGCGGAACACCACGGTTCCGCCCTGGCAGGGGTTACAGCAACCGCAACCGGGGTTGCCTCCCGGGCGACCTACGAACGCGAGGTCAGAATGAACTGCTGACATGTCCCTTGTCGTTTATTCGGTGAGCGCGGTGATATCAGTCGCCTCGGCGGGAGTGATAAGTCCGAGCAGGGATTCGATGATAGGCCCAATCTCCTGCGAGAACTCGCGGTTCTTCCCGCGGAAGTTGTTGACGGCCTTGATGATTTCTTCTCTGGTCATGGTATGTATTCTTTTATTTGTTTGCGTTTACACGAGAACATTCTGAGCGTTCTGCTGACAGATCGCGGCGTGATTCGCATCTCCGCGGGCGCCGAATGTGCGGGCGGCGATGAGCCATTCGAGAGCGGGAAGGAGGACGGGAGGAATGACCGTCTCGACATCGCTGGCCGAGCCGGATTCCGGCATCGTCGGCTTCGGGATATAGGTGGCCACGAGGTTGGTCGCGGTCGACGCCACCGAGTAGCAGTCGATCTCCCGGCACGGAGAGGAACCCCAGATGCCGTGTGAGAGGACGCCGACCGGCCTCGACTCCTTGCCCATGAGGAACGGATTGTGCTGGCGCTTGCCGAGCTCGGAGATTTCCGGAACCGCCTCCGTGATGGGGCGCTGGAACTCGTCGCATGTGATCTCCGCTACGCGAAGGAAATCATCCGGGAGCTTCAGACGGATCATCTTCCGGGTAGCGATGCTCCCCTTCCCGTCGTCGATCGACATGGATTTCCCGACGGTCTCGTAATCGGTCGCGGCGAACTGAGACTGCGGAAGACGCCAGTAAGGAGCGACGGAGAACAACTCCAGCGCACCGCCGTCGACCAGACCGTCGATGAGGGTGTAGAGCGGATTACCGTCAGAGCCGTCGACCACCAGGTCGGCGGCCACGATCTCCGGAGAGACCTCGTCCATCCGGAGCGCTACATGCTGAATAAGTTGTGCCCGTGTCGTTGCCATGATGCGTTACTTCTTGATCTGGTAGTCATAGCCGGCCTTGGCGGCGACGGCCTTCGCCTTCGCGTAGTTGGCGTCGTCATCGAGCTCGATGCCGACCTCCTTCATCGCGTTCTTCATCTCCACCAGGTTCTTGAACCGGCGGGAATCCTTCATCCCGTTGACGATCTCCTTCTCGGTGGCAGGCGCATCGACGACTTTCACCTCGGGGGCCGGCGCCTCGACGGGAGTGTTATCGACCTCGGACTCGAGGTAGTAGTCGCGGCCGAAACCGCTCAATTTCTCCAGGCGGTCCTGGATGTACTTCTCGGCCGTGACGAACTTCGCCGTGGAGTCGATCTGGATTCCACCGCGGAAAACGATTTCGATCCGCTTGCCTTCTTCGTCCTTGAGACAAATCTGGAGGCTCTTCAGCGAATAGGTCCTATAAGTCTTCCTTGACATACTATCTTCGATTGAAATGGGGCGGCGGTGAATAGCCACCACCGCCCCGTGATACAGAGTTAGGTTGAGGTTTAGGCCGGGATGATCCGACGATGGCACGGCAGGTTCTCCAGGAACAGGCTGTAGGTCTCGTGGATACGGACGGCGTTGTCCACGCGGCGCTGGCCGGTCTTGTTGAGGTCGAGCTGGGTCGTGGTCAGCGGCTCCATGACATACTTCTTGACGAAGTTCGGGTCGATGACCATACCGCACTTGGCGAAGTAGCCGTTGAACAGGGAGCCCATGGGCTTGACGAGGAGCTCGCCGAACGGGGTCTCGATCTTGAAGACGCGGAGGCCGAGGACCATTTCGGTGTTCTTCGCCTCGAGCTGCTTCTGGTAGGACTTGACATTGGCGATCTGCTCCAGGAGGCCGTTACCGGCGAACAGGAGGCGACGATCGGCGCCGTTGTTGCCCTCGAAGATGGCGCGGCCGAGGGAGTTCCAGTCCTGGTCGGTCATGGCGGCGGAGAAGTCCACGGTGGACTGCTGGTTCATCTGCCACCAGAGACCCGTGGCGACATGGACGAGTTCGCCCTTGGCGTTCTTGGAGAGACCGCCGACGCCGAACAGGTTGGAGAGTTCCATGCCACGCTTGAAGTCCCAGAGGGTCTGCTCCTTGTAGACGGAGAAGTCCATGGCGACCTTCTTCTTGAGGAGGGCGTGGATGACGGATTCCTCGACCTGGCACATGTGGGTCTGGTTGTAGTATTTGCGGTCGGAAGGCTGGATCGCGAAGCCCTCGACGGAGGCCTCGAGCTCGGACACGGCCGGGGACAGACGGTAGATGAAGCTATTGTCGGGGATGGCCGGAAGGGCGGCGCTGAGAGCACCGACGCGCTGCACGGTCAGAGTGCTGGAGCTGATGCTCTTGATGAGGCACTGGACGGGCTTGTTGTTGGAATCCAGGAGCGGACCGGCATCTTCGCCATTGTTGATGGAGTGGACGATGAAGGTGTCGCCCGGCTTCCACATGTCGGCGTTGTCGACGGCGATGGTGGTGGCGGAAGCGTTGACGGCGCCGTTCACCTGGTCGACGATCTCGCGGGTGCCGATTTCCCAACCGCCGGCCTCCCACGCCTCGCTCTTGACGTTGTTGGCGATGCTGCGGGTGAAGGTGTCGATCGGGGTGTCCTGGGGACGGATGAGGACGATCTTCTTGTCGAGATCATCGTCCATGTAGGCCGCCTTGACGACGGTCGTGGAAGGCGCATTCTCGCCCACGACGGTGGTGCCGTCGATGGGACCCTGGTTGGCGCCGGAGGCTACGCTTTCGGTGACTTCGGCAGAGCCGGGGCCAACGATGAAGCGCGCATACTTGGGAGCGTAAGAACTGAACTTCATGGTTTGTTACGGTTTTGGTTGTTTAGAATTTTCTGGGTCGAATATCATCGAAGATTGTAGGATTGCTCTTCGGTTTCTCGGGCTCGGGAGCGCTGCCACCCTGGAGGGCGGGCACGCCGTCGCCTGCAGTCTCAGCGGTCTTCTTCACGCGGGCGGCCTCGATAGCCTGGTTCTTGCCGTCGATCTCGGCGGCCTCGGCGGCCTCGGCGACTGCCTCGTCGTAGGTCATAGCCTTGTACAGCTTCTCGAGCGTCTTGGAGGTGAGCTTGAGCAGCGAGAGGTCATCGTACAGCTCGTTGACGAACTTGATGAACGCCTCCTTCTCGGCGGCCTCCATTGCGTGCTTCTCGGCGAACTTGTCGATGTTGTCGTAGGCCTCCTTCTCGTTGGCGCGCTTCTGTGCGCCGCGCTCACGGAACGCCTGTCCCATCTTCTTCCGCTCTTCAGAAGACTTCTGGTAGTAGTCGTAGTCGTCATCGCCTTCCTTGGCGACGAGACTTTCGGGATCAAAGAACTTGGCGACTGCGGCACGGAAAGGAGTTCCGTTGACGATCATCTCGGAAACGACGGACGCCAGGTCCTTGTCGGAATCCATGAGGTCTTCGATAACCTTTGCGTTGTCCTCGAAGTTCTTGATCTTCTCCTCGTCTTCTCCGTACGCGCGCTCGGCAAGGTCGTCCCACTCCTGGTCGCTCTGCGGATTGGAATCCGGATAGCGGCCGCGCAGTCTCTCCCGGTACTTGGGCATCGCGGGCGCTGCGTTGATCTGGGTTTCTTCTTTCTCGGGCATAATATGACTTATATATTACGGCCCGAAAATACTCTGTTGACAACTATCATAGTTCACAATTTGTGAAAACCGTTTAATTTTTTTATATTTGTACCGGTTAGTAGGAATACTCTCGCTCACGCTATGAGCAAATACCGGACAGGCTTCGGCGGTAACAGTGAGATCGTAACCTTCTTCTACTCGATTTTCGGCCACAGGGTGCACCAGGGGGTCGACCCGGTACAGGCGAGGAAGGAGGCATATGACGCCGTGTCACTACGGTACGGGATAAGCAGCGGCCGGCTGCTGAACATCATCGCAGAGCGAAATAATGCACAAAATGTGAACATCACTGCATTCCGGGAAAATGTCCTCACCCTCATGGAGAACATCAACGCCGTGAACGAGGAGATATCGTCCACCCTGGAACGCAACAACCTCCTGCTTTCGCTCCTAAAAGATTGCCTAGAACATGTCGACAGATAGGGAGAAGATAAAGGAAATGCTCCGTACGGACCGGGCCAGGAGGGAGGTATACTTCCGCACCTACGACCCGATCCGGGGGGATGAACAGGGAGAGGTCGTCCAGCGTACCCAGCTGAACATCGACGGGAAAGACTACTGGGTGCCGAACCAGATGATGGACGACCCGTTCGTCCGGGCGTTCCTCAAATACAAGGGCCCGTCCGGCCTGCTCCGGGCGACCGGCCAGTACGACACCGAGGAGAACCGGAAGCTCGTCAACGAGAACCTCGTCCGGCTCCGGCTCAAATACGACTTCGAGTTCAGCGCCGCCACCGAGGACAAGATCCAGGACAAGGAGACAAAGTCGTTCATCCCGCTCATCCTCAACAAGGGCCAGCGAATCCTCGTGGCCGAATTCGAGCGCCAGCGCCTGGCCGGCGTCCCAATCAGAATCCTCCTGGTGAAGGCCCGCCAGTGGGGCGGCTCCACCTGCACACAGTGCTACATGAGCTGGCTCCAGCGCTACTGGTTCGAGAACTGGCATTCCTGCATCGTCGCCCTCAACCAGACACAGGCGGTGAACATCCGTACCATGTACAAGAACCTCATCGCGAAACTCCCGCGATGGAGCGACCCCATATCCTTCCGGCGGTTCGAGGGCACCGAGCTCATCAGAATCATCCCGGAACGCGGATGCCGAATCCAGATCGGTTCAGCCACCAAGCCGGACGCCCTGCGTTCCTTCGACTTCTCCATGGTGCACCTGTCCGAGGTCGGCCTGTGGAAGGACACCAAGGAGGCCAAGGGTGACGATGTCGCGATGGCCCTGTACTCCACCGTCCCCGATGTGCCCGGCACCATGATCGTGATGGAGTCCACCGCGAAGGGCGTCGGCAACTACTTCCACCGGCAGTACCTCGCCGCCGTGGACAACAAGGAGCACGGTACGAACGGAATCCGGCCCGTCTTCGTGGGATGGTATGTGGACGCCCGCTACACGCGCAGGTACCTGGACCGCTACAAGAGCACGGAGGAGTTCGTCGAGACCTGGACGGACTACAACTGGTGGCAGTGGGAACAGGGCGCCACGCTCGACGGAATCTACTGGTACAATAGGTACAAGAAGGAGAAGAACTGGAACGACTTCCAGATGAAGTCCGAGTACCCGACCACCGCCGAGGAGGCGTTCCAGACCAAGAGCGGCCGGTACTTCTCCGACGACCTCCTGGACTGGCTGAAGAAGAATGTCCGCAAGCCGAAGTTCATCGGAGACATCCGGGGCGACGCAACCGTCGGCGAGAAGATCATGGATAATGTGAAGCTCTACCCGAACGACGCCCTGCAGTCCGAGGTGCTGAAGATATGGATATACCCGGAGGACAACCTGCCAGCCGGGAAGAAGGTCAAGAACCGGTTCCTGGTCACCGTCGATGTCGGCGGCCGGAGCTACCGGGCCGACTGGTCCGTGATATCCGTCTTCGACCGCATCTCCATGGCCGGCGAGTTCGGCGCCCTGGAACGGGCCGCCCTCTGGCGCGGGCATGTGGACCCGGACCTCCTCGCCTACAAGGCCGCGCAGATAGCGCACTATTACGACAACGCCCTCCTCGTCATCGAGTCCAACACATACGAATCCAAGAACAAGAAGTCCGACGACGCCGCCGTCTCCGAGGGCGACCACACCTACACGGTCCTGGACACCCTGGCCGGCATCTACGAGAACCTCTACCGGCGCCGGACCACCCCGGACAACAAGGACGACAAGGCTACCCGCCACATCGGATGGCACATGAACAAGCAGACCAAGTACCTGGCCTACGACGACTACACCGTCCGCATCCGCGAGGGAGACTACATGGAGTACTCACAGGACGCCGCCAACGAGGCCATGTGGCTGATGAACGCCCCCGGCGGGAAGATCGAGGCCATGGAGGGAACCCACGACGATATCCAGGACACCACGGCCGTCGGCAACTACATCGCGTTCGGCGGCATGGAACCCGTCAAAATACTTGAGGACGCCCCTCGCAGAGCGTCCTCGGTAAAGCACGGACAGACCGGCGGCGAATCCTCCTTCTAGGTGAGGCTAGAAACCACGCTCTTCTTCTTGAGCTGGAACAGGCGCTGCTTCAACTTGAACAGTTCCGCAACGAAACGGCTGGAGGTCGTATTGAAGAACTCCGGCTGGACGACCGTCGAGTAGACCTCCTTCAGCGTCCCATGCTTGAGGCAGTTGTACAGGCTGGCGTCCACCATGTTGAGGACATTCTCGTTGTACGCGGCGTTGTCCTGGATGGTGAACGACACGCAGTGCTGGCCGGTGATAGCGGTCGTGTCGTCGTCATCGAACGCGGAATTGATGGAGTTCGTGATCTTCACCATCGCCTCGTAGATGTCGGGCAGTGTGGCGCGGATGCAGACTTCCACGAGGTCCCGCTCGTCATCGCTGATGGCGTAGTCGTCGGTGAGGGAGTTGCCGTCCTTGGTGGACAGGTTCTTCGACATGTAGTTCGACATGAGGGACACATCGTTGAAGAGGACACTCTTGTTGTAGTAGAACTGGATCTTACCAGTGGTCTTGGAGTACATAAGGCAAATGTTATTTGAGGTTTATCACTAAAATGGTCTGGAAGGCCGCTCGAACGGGAAGCGGCGGTGGTTGAGGATGTGGCGGATCTGCTGCTTCTCGGCCTCGCTCCCGAAGTCCGTCCCGCGGCCGTACCACTTCTCGTTAACCTTCGCCACGATGAACTCGAGGCAGTGGGATGCGAGAGCCTGGTGCAGGCCGGACTCATGGTTGTCCGTCATCGCAAGCGTGTAGATCGTCGTGATGAAACCCGTGTCCGGGTCATGTTCGTTGCGGATGCCGCCGCCGTACCGGTAGGTCCGCTTCGCAAGGAGAGCGGACAGCTCGGCCAGGGCGGCCCTGTAGTAGCGCTCGAAGAAGGCACGGTCGTCGTCGGTGATGACCGCGCCGTCCTCCTTGGGGTTCGACTCGGCCCGCTGGTAGACGGCCTGGAGCGACTCGTCCGTGACGCGGTCGAAGACCTCGCTCTCGTGGAGAACGATGGTCCAAAGGTTGGTGATGGTTCTGTCGATTTCCATGTGTCTCCTCCTATCTTTGTGCAAATTCCATCGTGGAAGTCATCTTGGCCGGGTCGATGTCCGGCAGGGACGCCTGGATGTCGGCGATCTGCTGCTGGCTGATCCCCTGGCCGTTCTGGACCTGGGTCTGCGCCTGGCCGATCTTGGCGAGAAGGTCGTTCCCGAACGGGACGCCCATCGCCGCGTACTGCTGGATGGACGCCGCACCGTTCAGCAGGAGGTTCGCCATCAGCTGCTCCTGGAACAGACGGACCACCGCATGGTCCATGGCCCGGCGGATCGTGTTCTTCAGCTTGTACTTCCGGACCTCGGCCGCGACATACTTCTTCGCCTCCTCCTTCGCTCCCTCCGGCGCCGGGCAGTATTCGTCGCCCAGGTACTGCTGGATGAGCTGGATGAGCTTGTAGTCGCGCTGCTCGAGGAACCAGGCGAACGCCTCGGCGTAGTCGAGGACATTGATCTGCGAGTTGGACACCTGCTGGGCGTAGAGGGAAGCCGGGGTGCCGGCCACGGCGGCCTTGCCCTGCATGGCGCCCTGGACGCCGGAGATATCCATCATCATCTTCATCATGAGGTTGATCATCTCGAACTGGCCGATGTTCACCTGGTGGCCGGTCAGCTGGATCGGGGCGGTGACGCCGTCCTTCAGCTTGAGCTTGATGACACCGCGGTAACGGGTCCACTCCTCGGCGATGTCCTCGATGTCCAGGTCGTCCGGAATGCTGTCCTCGTCGACGATTAGGACGCCCTGCTGGCTGGCGCTCATCGCGAAGTCCAGGTTGATGAGCATCCGGTTCACCATCCGCTGCTGGTCGATGAGGTCGTGCACCATGCCGTAGGCCTGGCCCTGGAAGAGCGGGTAGAACTTCACCACATAGCAGTGGCTGTTATGCTGGTACGGGTTCTCAGCCTCCCACAGGATGTGACCCCACGGGGAGAGGTGGTAGTAGACCCAGCGTCGCACATACTTCTTCTCGTAGGAGATCTTCAACTGGTTGGACGGGTCCTCGTAGTCGATCCCCATGTCGGCGGCCATCTTCTTCCGACGGGCGATCTCCGCGTCGATATCGGCCTGCTTGTCCGGGAACTCGCGCAGGGAATAGGTCTCGTAGGAGGCGTCCGCGTAGTCATGGACGGTGAGGTCCCAGAAGCCCTCCAGGCGGCAGACGCGGATGACCCGGCAGTTTCCGTCGTTGGTGGTGCCGAGGAAGCTCTTCGCAGACGGGTTGGCCTGGACGAACGCCTGCCACATCACCGGGAGGATGTAGCTCTCGTGGTGGTAGATGTCCTCGATGGCCTGCTCCTGCGCCGTATTGTGCGCGTACTTGGACTTCACCTCGTCGAGAGGGATGTCCACAAAATCTCCACAGAAGTGGACATCCTTGCCGGCCACATCCGACGCATCCGGGTTCTGGAAGTAACGGTGGTAGTCCAGCGAGTGGAAGAACGGCATCGGCTGCTTCAGCTCGTCGTCATAGGCGTAACCCATGATGTATATCGCGGCGCCGGTGACGAGGAACGACTCGTACTCGCGGGCGTCCCGCTCGATGGAGTTGTTGTAGCGGAGGACATCGTTCATCCGCACGCTCATCTGGTCGGCCGCATCCTGGCCGCCCTCGTCTGAGGAATAGACCACGGACTTGTACGGGGCGTCGCGGAACTGGCCCAGGACATTGCGGACGATAGGACGGATGAGGTTGTGCTTCAGAGCGGGACGGCCCTGGCTCTTGATGTACTCCTCCTCCGTGATCTTCTTCACGCATCCGCAGTTGTCCTTGATCTCGACGAGATCGCCCCACTGCTTGCCCTTGTAGTAGTCCGCGCTCCGGTCCGCCTGCTTGCGGTAGTGCCAGAACGCGTCGTTGCACTGGCCCGCGTAGGTCAGAATGTCCAGGGACTCCTTCGTGCACTTGAATTCGTTCCCGGTCAACTGAATCGAGCCGTCAATACCGACCTTCGTCTTCGGCCTCGGGGTCCTCCCGGCTCTCGACCGGAGGACCCTTATGTCTGTTTCAGTTACTCGTTTCATATATTACCGAACTATTTATTCGTCCAATTGTAAAGCCTCTCGCTCCAGGTATCCTTCGGCGGGTCGTAAGGGATGCCGTTCTCGACCTTCTGCTTGATGTGGAAGTATTCCTCGTTGATGAGCCGGTCGACCAGCGCATCCTCGGAATCGAGGTACCGCAGCCACGCCTTGTTCATCGCCTTCTCCGCTTCCTCCTTCTCTGCATCCGTCGAGTTCTTGTCCTTGGCGATCCTTGCGTACTCGTTCTTCTTCTTCGTCCATTCGCTGCGGAGGGTCTTGAGGTCGTCCTTGACGGTGACGGTGCGGACATTTCCACGCTTGTCGACCTTGGTCGTCGTCGCTCCGGACTTCTCCTTCATCCCCTCGTAGTACATCTGCCCGAGAATCCAGGCGTCCTTGTGAAGGGTGATGTAGGTCTTCGCCTTCGCCGGGAGCTCGTCCGGGTTGTTGTAGACCGCGGACTCGTCGATGTCCTCTCCTGGCGCCGCCATGCGGACATACTTGACGAAGTCCTTGGACAGCTGCTTGTACCGGTTGAGGGCGTTACTGTTGAATGTGTTCCGGCGGTCTTCCTCCAGGTATCCGGAGAAACCGCTGATGAACGGGAAGTTCTCGTAGCGACGCGGGTGAGCATCGTCCGCGAAGATGAACTTGCCGGTGTCCTCGACGAAGGTGTACGCACCACCGCCGTATCCCTTGAGGATGCCGCGCACGGCGCCGGAAGGAATGTCGATATGGTACGGCCAATCCGCAGAGGCCTCGGCGAGCTTGATGACCGCCTTGTTCAGAATCTCCGGCGTGCTGGCGAACGCGCTCTGGGAAAGCGGCATCGTCTCGTCGTAGACATTCTCCTTCCACAGGGGGATGCCCGCGAAGCTCCGGTTCGTCGCCACATCGATGATAGGCGCGATTGCATCCGGGGCGATGTTTCTGAGGACGGACATCGCCGGGTTGTCACCGGGCGTATATCCCTCGACCGGGTTGATCGGCATGAGTTCTGCGACGACACCGATCACCTCGTTCGTGAGGGTCTTGGCGTCCTTCGCCGTGTACTTGCGCTGGAAGATGGAGGAGGCGAGCTCGCCCATCGCGTAGAACGCCTTGTATTCGATCGGGAGCGCGATGACCAGGTAGCCCCACTTCCCGAGTTTCTTGAACGGGGACGCGATAATCATGTTGCTGCGTCTGACCCATTCCGGGATGTTCCAGTACCAGTCCGGACCCATCTTCTTGTCGTCGTCGTCACCGTCGCCACCGTCGGACATGCCGGCGAGCATCGCGTTCATCATGGAGTTGAAGAAGCCCATCGCGAAGTAGGTCGCGTCGACGAGACCCATGCTCCACGGGTGCGACTTGTGAAGGCGGAAGAACCTGTCAAGGCCCTGGATGGCCGGGTTCATGAACAGGTAGAGCATGCTGGCCGCGGCGGCGGTCCATCCGGCAACACCCTTTCCGGAACGGAGGCCACGCCGGTTGAAGTTCACGGAGGACTCCTTGGCGTCGTATGCGGCTCTCTGCCGGCTCCGGCCCATCTTGCGGGATGTCTCGTAGAAGGTGAACCGGGTGAGCAGTTCGCTGGCCTCGTTGAGGGCGCTGATGCCCTTGGTGTACCAGGAGATGACGGGGATGTTACTCTCGGCACTGCCGGCGTTCTTCACCATCTTCTCGAGATCGCGCTTGATCTGTTCCATGGTGTTACGCATGGTGTAACCCGTGGCGCCGCCGTCGTACATGAAGTCGATGAACATCTGCTCCTTCTCGGTACGGTGTTCCTTCTGCTCGAGCTTTCCGCTGTTCCACTCGGATACGAGAACGATCATCGGATATCCGCCGGCGACATAGCCGTTGTTCGCCCACCAGTTCTTCTCGAGCTCGGTCAGATAAGCCTGGCCCTCGTCGACGAGCGCGGCGATTCTCGAGAACTGGGTATCCCTCTGCTTGTTCTTCGTGAGGAACTTCGCGGAATATGTCGTGTAGAACTGGGACAGGGAACGGTTGAGTGCCCTCCACTTCTGCACGACCTTGTTGTCCCAACCATGGACGCCGTTCACCGCCTGGGCCATGATGGCAGAGCCGTTAACCCAGATCATCTTCTCCTGGCCGTTGATCTTCAGCCGGATCATATGCTGGTTGCGGTGCATCGGGTTGCCCATGATGAGGTTGAGATTCAGACCGTTTCGGCCCCTTCTCGCATCACCCTTCTTATACGCCTCCTGCATCCGGGACTCGAACTGCTCGAGGGTCTCGTCCTCTCTCGGTTCGGCCGGCGCCCACTTGTCGGAACCGGCCTCCTTGACATACCAAGGCTCGACCGGGGTGAGGAGGGTGTTCTTGCCGGCCCTCAACACGAAGTTGTAGAGCGCCTGCTTAGCCCAGTTGTTGACTCCCTGGATGAGCTCCTGTTCGGAGATGTGGCGGATGGCCGCGAACGGATCGTCGGCCTCGGTCACACGGCCCTTCGCCTCCTTGACGACATCACCGCCGGCCAGGTCGCTCGTGAACATGGAATACGAGTACTCCTCTTCCGCAGTCGCCTCCGCGAATCCACGGAGCGGGAGGTAGAAGTTCCAGAGTCTCGGCTGGCTCTCGGTGCCGTGCAGTTTCTCGTACTCGGTACGGGAAAGAAGGCCGTACTTGTAGGCGTGCTCCAGGTTGAAGTCCGTGCAGGCACGGATGCGGTCCCAGAGCTCGTCGATCTTCTTGTCATCACCAAGACGCTCGCGGAAAGCATCGACCATGTTCTGCGCGTCTGCCTCTGCCTCCTCCCACTCGTTGGCCGGACGGCCCATGAGACCGGTGATACCGGAGTAGTCGCGAGGCGCATACTTCGCTTCGATCTCCTCGCGCTCCTTCAGATACCTTCTCTCCGAACTTGCAAGCTTCCGGACTCTCTCTTCCTCGGACAGGCGGCTGTCAGCGTTGATGGCCTCGGACTCCTTCTCCCACTTCTCGGAGAGCTTTTCGAGTTCCTTCCGCATCTTCTCCGCGGCCTCCGCCCGCTTCCAGGCGTTACGCTCCAGGCCGGACATCGCATAGCAGAAGTTGACAAGGTCGTTGTAGATCTCGTCCTGCTTCGCCCGCTTCTGGCCGGTCAACTTCTCGATGATGTTGAACTTCCTGCCGAGGAGCTTGTCCACGATCTCGCTGACGGTCTTCATCATCGGCTCATAGTAGAAGAGCTTGTACTGATGCATCTGAGCGTCGGCGATGCTGCTCGCCAGGTTGTGGCGGGTCAGATAGTCCATGTCGTCGGAGATATGGTCCATGCCGACCTCGGCCATCACCTTGTTCATGGCGATGCGGACAGGGATGTC